ATCTTCCTTTGTCCAAATTCATCAATACTTATAGTAGCTTTATATGTTTGAGGAGCAGCTTGACTATTTCCCATCATCATTTCATATAATCCTAAAGCATGGTCAATATCTGCTTTTGCAGTAGTTTCATTTTGATATAATTCATTTGAAAGAGGAGTTGGCTGAACAGGCATAGGCGCTCCATCTGTCGGGTCGTAAGGAATAGCTACTCCAGGTTGAGCCCATCTTTCTTCAAAATCTTTCATATCAACACTACCTTCAGGAACAAGTATTTTAGTGTTTGTACTTGTAGTAGCATGAGCTATTATCAAAGAGCGTGTTTTATTTATATACTCTTGTAATCCTTTTACCATTCTAACATCAGAAACAGGGTAAGGAGTTCTAGTATGTATATTCATAATAGGCACTATAGGATATTTATCTAAAGGTAAAATCCTTGAATATAATTTTGTATCGCCTATAATTACACATTGTTTGACCTTTTTACTAGTAATCCTTACAACTTGTATTTGTTTTTGCATTATTAAGTCTTGAAAGGTTATTTCTTTAAATTGAATTTCTTTAGGCTTTACAGACTCTATTGCTTCCATGTCCATTCCAGCCTCTTCCATTTCTCCAATCTCTTTAGTATAATTCTGCATAGCTTGGTCAATTAATTGCTGATGTAACATTTTAGCCTTTTGAGGGTCTGTTATAAGCTGGCCTTCTAAAATAAATGCAGGTTTCTTAACATACTCTGCATAAGCTTTCTCATCTAACAAATCTTCAGTACCACTAAATTTTTCAAAAATCCGATATTCTGTAACATCTACTTTATAATATCTTTCATAGCCTCTTATGTAATCCTGATTGTCTAGTCTGCCAACATCTTCTGGAAAAGTGACTTCTCCGTCGTCTTCTCTTTGAGTTGCAGGAGCATTCCAATCATTACTCCAATTACCAGCTCCAGCATTTTCAATCTTCTCTTCATACATAGGCCACAGCTTTTTAGCTTGGTCTTTTGTAAATAACCTTGATATAATTATATTCTCAGCATCGTCAAAGTACCTACTTCTAGCATTAGGGTCTACATAAACATCTAAAGGGTCTATGTCATGGAAACAAACCTCACCTTTTCCCATATCCATCATAGGGTCTTGATATACGTGAATAAACCCAATGCCCATCACATAGTAGTCATCTACTGCTTGTCTAACAACAGACCTTCCATCTGATACGTCATACATGTATGCCAATAAATTACTCATAACTTGAGCAACTTTATTATCTGAATCTTCTCTTGGGGCACATCTAAAGCTAGGGCGATTAGCTGTTAACATCGCTTTAGCTGATTCTACAGCAGGATGTATTCTATTTATTACAATAGGAGCTTGTCCTCTGGATTCTAAAGTTTCCCTCTGCTCTTTAGACCATTGTCTACCCAATCTAAACTCTTTATCTTCTTTTGCGTGTTGAGCCCAGTTATCTCTTTTTGATGAATATTTCTGATACAAATCATGAGTTTCATCAACTATGTCTTTAGCATTGTCTAAATTGTCTTTTTTATTATATGCCATCTGCTTAATTTACCACTTATATTGTCATCCAATCAAGGAATTTCTTATCTTTTTTCCAATCCTCTTCTGGAACTCTTTCAAAATCCTTTCTTCTGCAAGGTTTTGCTCCATCTAAAGCTGTCCATATCGCATCCATTATATCATCATGTTTTCCTTTGGGATATGACAGAAATTCTCCTTGCGCGTGTGTGTCTTCTGCTCTAAAATAAAATTGCCCTTTAGCCAATAAAGGAACCAAAGAAAGCAACCTTTCTGATTTAGAATTTCTAGGCTTGACACCTGCTTCTAATCCTGGTATATATAAGTTCTCCTCCCTCATTATCTCCCTTACAGCTGTTCGTAAAGCTTCTTGATACCCCACTGTCTCAACCTTGACTCTACGAGGTTTATACTTCTTATAAGCATCAATTATTAATTGAGGTTGTTCTGCTGGAGAAACCCTTTTTCTGGTTATATCCATAATATACTTATTATTTTCGTTATCAATTGCCAAAGTAGCAATAACAAAATAGTCAGCCCTAGCAGACAAAGAACTTGCAGGGTCAACCCCAGTATATAATTCAACAGGCTTAATCTTTTCATTCTCCTTTTCTCCGTAATTTTGTACTAAACAATTTTGCCCTTGTATTCTTTTATATTCCCAATTATGTATTTTAATCCAAGCAGGTTGAAATGGAGCATCATCAGGAGATTGAGCTATATTCATATACTCCTGGAAAAAACCATTTATGTTCCCAACTGATTTAAATTCTTCTTTTATACTTAAAATTCTTTCCCTAGGGAATCTTTCAGGCCATATGCTCTTTTCATCATCATCCCATATAGAAAACCACAACACGTTCCAAGCACTTGACTCTTTTGCCCAGCATAAAAAACAATCCTCTGATATAACCGTTCCAATCATAGCTATTTTACCATCATCTGATAAAGAAGGTATAACTGCTTCTGTCAACCACTTTCTATTTTTAGCTCTTGCTTCTGGAGTAAAAGCATTTAATTCTGACTCAAAGTCATCTACTATAATTAAGTTAGGACGAGTATCGCCTTGTAAGAAACCTCTAACTCTTTGACCTGTTCCAACCGCTACCATTCTAGCTCCATTCGCTAGTATAATATCTGTGTGTGTCCATCTAGTAGCAGTTTCAGGCCCCAAGTCTCCAAATATTTGTTTAAATTGAGTGCTAAATGTCAAATGATATTTGATTCTAGATAAGAAGTTAATAGACTGAGCTTGTGACTCCGATATAATAACTATAAATAAATCTTCATTAGATTTTTTAAATGCTGCTTTCCATAAAGGATAAATAAGCGTAGTTACTGTAGACTTAGCTGTTCCCCTTGGGGCAGCTATTAATACTCTCTTTTTTTCATCACTTGCTAAATCTTTATAGATATTAGTATGAAATGGAGGAGTAGTCTTTTTTAAAGCAGTTGGAAAACAATGCTTTCCAAATAAAGCCATATTATTCTTAAGTTTCTTTAGAGCTTGTAATTGCTCGTATTTTTCTTCATAATCCACTATTTAGTTTTCCAAAAGTCTCTGTCAAATTTATTCAATCTTTTCAAATTTTCATCTAAATCCCAACCCTTTTTTGAAAATATTTCTTCTTTTAATTGTTCTTTTAACTTGTGATGAGTATCGTAATTTTGGTCGTAAATATACCTCTTTTTCATATCTTTTATTTCTTTTTTTGTAAAGACCTTATTCATTTCTGTAAATGCTTCATCAGAAGATTCTAACCCCTTGATTGCCTTGTCTCTAACTTCCTTTGCTCCTTTTAATACATTTTCAGGAGCATTTTTTAAAGCTTGTTTAGAAGCAGCATCTCCACCAAAAAATCCAAATATATCTAACATTTTATCATCGAATTCTTTCTTCAGAATTTGAGCATATTCATTATCTGTTAAATCTAAAATTTTACCAAATTTATTTTTAATTAATCCTGCAGCTCCTAATCCATACATACCTAAACCACTGCCATATAAAGCAGCATTTCCATAATCACCTTTTGCTGCATAAATACCAGCATTTATTAAATCAGCTGGTTCTCCTACACCTGGAATCATCCCAATTCTTCCCAAAAGACCTTGTAGTCCAGAAAGACTTCCAGCGTCTTCAGGTCTGTTTGTATACTTATCAACGTACTCATCAGCACTTGCTCCAGTATAATCTGGAGTAATAAATTCAGGTTTTATATTTTTTTCATAACTCATTATTGTAAAAACATTAAAAGAACTGTTCTCCCTTTATCTGATTCTTCTACCATATGCCATTGGTCGCTTGAATGGACAATAGCATTTAAATAATGTTCATTTTGTGTATATTCTTTATTAGGTTCTTTATATTTAAATAAACCCTTACTTGACTTTTTTAATAAAATACTAATTCCATAGTTACACCACTGCATATGTCCATTCGTTCCAGTATCTATATGCCAATTATGTCCATCTTTTCCCGCTTCTACTACACAATAGCTTGGAGGGTGGTAGTTTCTTTTCCCAATAGTATCTTCCAACTTAGACAAGACGTTCATTATCTTCTCGCTTTTAAAGTCTTTTCTTCCTGGAGTTAAGCTTTCTGCTACTTCTTTTGATATAATATTTTTAATCAAGGCTCTAATCTTCTAACCTTTCTATTAATCCCATAGATGTCAAAGGAGCTACTCCCCAAGCTTTATCTAAAACATTCTTTATTGATTCCCCTTTGCCTGCAACAGCTTTAATTTCACGCAATTCGCTGCTACTATTTCGTCTCCATC